GAGGCCTTCGTTTCCCCTTGGTCAATTCTGACCTCTTAATGTCCCTGGCATTGAGTGCTCATATTCTTTGGCATATAGGATATTTCCCATAGGAAAGTTTCCGCGAAAAGAATATTTGATAGAATTATTATAATGGAGAACGTAAGTACTTTTTGTTCGAACAGACTTGTGAATTATGGGATACTATCAATCATAATTGGCATTTTTGTCAACAACATTGGAAAGCTAACAATGAATTATTACGATGTCACCAAAGAAGATGTGTATAAATACGTGTCAATTGCCATATTTTCGATCGGGGTTGTTTTGGTCGCATACGGTTTGGCAAACATTTTCTTGCGTGACAGTGTACCAATGTGCGCGTTGTCGGTGTAATCAAACACATTGTATATTTATTGATTGTAAGTGTCATTTGATCCAGGAGACTATATCGACGCTCCGCAGCTTATAAGCATCTCAAATGTCGTATTTTCACCCACCGACTTGATGTCTTAATATAAGTCCGCGTATCTGATTCAAGGAATGGCGGCTGGGGGTCCCTTTGCGGTCGAAAACCAAGATTTGCGAGGGCGTAAAGGTCATTGCCATCTCCGAATGGTCGCGACTCTGACAAACTTTACGGATCAAACAATCGGGGAAGATGTCCGGGCTCAAGAGGCCTTCGTTTCCCCTTGGTCAATTCTGACCTCTTAATGTCCCTGGCATTGAGTGCTCATATTCTTTGGCATATAGGATATTTCCCATAGGAAAGTTTCCGCGAAAAGAATATTTGATAGAATTAAAGATTCATATGCCAACTATGAGCGCGTAAAACTTAAGGAATAAATATAATTAAAGATTCATATGGCGGAACTATACATTGAACACGTCAAGAAAGCGGCGGGAGATGCCCAGGGCGGTATCTCCAAATGCACCCCAGATGTCCTTGCTTTGGATGGCATGTCTGGTGCAATGACCCGTCACTTTTACAACAATTTGCTGAACATGGAAGGCGTGCGGTATCTCGAAGTTGGCACGTGGAAAGGAAGCTCTACATGTTCTGCCATGGTAGGTAACAATGCTGACGTCACGTGCATCGATAACTGGAGCGAATTTGGAGGACCAAAGGAAGATTTCCTAAACAATATTGAGAAATTCCAGGGTGTTAACCGTTTGGAAGTAATTGAAAAGAATGCCTTTGAAACAGACCTTTCTGGCTGCAAGTTCAATGTATATCTCTACGATGGTCACCACTCAGCCGAGTCTCAAGCAAAGGCCTTGACGCATTTTATTGATGTCATGGATGATGTTTTCATTTTTGTTGTTGATGACTGGGATTGGCAGGATAGCAAAACTGGGACATATACAGCAATAAAAGAGCTTGGCCTCATTGTGGAATACGAAATGGGCCACTCGGTTCCAGGGGGTGCGCATGGTTGGTGGAACGGGTCTGGGGTATTTGTTCTGAGAAAACCATAGTCACGCCATTTAAGTTAAAATAAAATGTTCTTGTACAGAAATGCTCAAGAACAATTCGTTGAATTCTAACAACTCTGCCGCAGGAAGAATGATTCTATTCTTGTTTGAACTTCAACTGGGTACCAAGATGTTCCACTGGCAGACAACGAGTTACGCAAACCACAAAGCGACGGACAAATTCCTGGGAAAGCTGGCGGATCTCGTGGACAGTTTCCTGGAAAAGTATTTTGGGCTCTTTGGACGCCCCGTGCTTCGTTCAGGTTCCAACATTCCAGTGGAGAACATGAACAAGGCAAAGTTCTTGAAGTTGATAAACGCGGCAGACGAATACTTGAGAGGGCCTACTGGAAAGCTCATTTCCAAAAACTCTGAATTGATGAACATCCGTGATGAGATGCTTGCCGAGCTTGACCAGACAAAGTATCTGCTCACATTGAATTAAATACAACTTGTTGAATTTGAAAATATTGTCTGTTATTTTCAAAAAAGTTCTATATTTATTACGTAATGTATTTTCATTTGATTGTTAGAGACCGTGGTGAACTGCGCTAAGACAAGAGCCATATTTCACGACATTGCTGATAGATGAAATCATGTAAACATTTCAGTTGAAAACTAATTTCAAAAAAAAAAAAAAAAAAAAAAATACGCTCCGCGATTACTCGCTTACCGTGTTGTAAAGCGATTACTCCTCCTACTCTCTACATGTTTAATTTTTATTTTTATAATGTTTCAACTGGTTAGATGAAAGTATTTGATATTATATCACAGTTCCTGGCGACCATAACACCGTTGTTGGCACACAGAACATCACTATTAACTTGACGGTTCCCGACAAGTCTGTGGTGCTGTCCATTTACGATGCGGTCAAGAACCGGGAGTGTATTGACGAAATACGCAGTGCGGACCCCCAGCAAATCCCGGCAATATTTTTCAAGTATACGCGGGGCACGAAGGCTGAGCAGAAAGTCATTCAGTTTGACGCTGACAAGAACCTCGTGCGCCACAAGGACCCCATCACCGGGAAGGAAGTCGCCAAGGACCTCAAGAAATACAGAAACGAATACCTTGCCAAGAATGCTGACGTGTACGATGATGACTACCATATCCCATACATGCCTCGGGAAGTCCAGCGAAGCATGAAGGACTTGTCCGCTCCAATTTACGAAACTGGCAAGAAGAAAGTTGCTCCTATTCCTGCAGCAAAAATCATCAAGATGTGTGCGACCGGAGATCACAAGATGTATAAACTTCCCGAGGAGTCGAAACAATTCTACACAGACGTTGCCGAGAACGTTGACAACGAAATAAAGTCAACTGTATAATTGAATCACAGACGATGCCAAGAACGTTGACATTGTTTTGGTAAACCAGATCATGCAAACCACGTAATTACATATGACAATAACTTAAATAATTTTATGTTATTGTTTATTAAATGCTGCGGCAAGACATAAGCACTGCAAAACTCGAAACCATAATCAGCTATCCATTTATTCGTCTGACACAAGATAATACCTTTGAAGACTTTGCCCGCCAGTGTGCAGACGAGTTGGGTGGCACTCCAGAAGACTGGATGCGCAAGAACCGCAAGTTACTTGGTATATTTGGGTCTAAAAACAAGAAACTTGCTAAAAATACAAGATTCCAAGTCCCTTCCAAGCTCGTAGCAGATGCGAGCAACAGGTTCTTCGAGACAGTTGGTCTCGCGAAGAAGGCGCACACCTTGGGGGCGTCTCCCACAACCATCATCAACATGTCAAATGATTCCACCCCCGATAACTCACCGGAATCAACCAATGGTACTACTTATAGTTCACCAGAGGAAAAATTCAGCATTGTTTGTTTTTCATATTGACACTTTTTGGAACGCATCACTAGAAGTTTGAAGAAGAAGGATTTGCCTGATGAGCAAGGTTGTGAACAGTTGCTTGGAAAGCTTATGAAAGCTTTGATGTAACGGAAATATGTGGGTTTATGATGACTAATCATGCTCTTTGTACTTTGGCACAGGTTTCGTTCCACCAGGACTCGTAGGTTGGACGGTAAAAAACGCACCTGCTGGGTTTCTCTCCGAGAGCACCATTCACATCACCGCATCTTCCATTTGGTCGCGACTGACCTCCCCAATCTCCCACACGTCCTCCTGCAGTTCTGTTGACCTGTGTCAGTTCTTGGCCAGAACCTGCTGGACCATTACAACTATCATTAAAACCAGACTTTTTCCACTCGCCGATGTAAATGTCAATATTGGGATATATTTGACCCTTGTAATTTTGGAAGCAGTAGTTATCGTCTCCATGGTCTCCGCAGAAATCATCTACTCTCATAAGACCATTGTGTTTTTGACCGTTTGGCATTGTACGGCCTTTTAGGAAATCAACTAAGAGTATGTCTCCATATTTTACAGAACCATTCTTGAGATATCTTGATGGCAATGCCACAGAAACATATGGCACAAGTTCTTTTCCTTGTGACGACAAATTACTGTTGGGAGGTGTGTTATCCTGAACACTGTACCATGTCAGCACATAAAACCCAATGTTCTCGCCCAACTGATAATCCGACGAAGGAGCTGGTGCTGGTACTGGCTTTGGTGCTGGTACTGGCGTTGGTGGTGCGGGTCGCTTCTCGGGCTGAGGACAACTGGGAGTGCGGCACTGCCTTGTTCCACCATCGACGTCTCCCCAATCCAATCCGGTGTCTATGAAACCAGCGGGACACTTCCACCCAGAGGGGGTTGCCACGCGCTTAGCGTACTGACAAGGCCCCGTTGGGGGTTTAGGGGCAGGAACAGGTTTAGGGACAGGAGCTGGTTTAGGGGCAGGCGCGGGTTTAGGGGCAGGGGGAGGTGGGTCATCCGGTGTGTTTCCACAAGGCCCTATTTTACACTGGAAATTGCTTGCCTGTCCCCTTCCGGTGTCTGTGTAACCAAGAGGGCATTCGTATTTTCCATTTTTAGAAACACGTCTTGTATACCCGCACGCATTTGGTTTGAGAGCAGCGCAGGGCCCCCTTGTACATTGGATTTCTCCATCAACATCCCCCCAATTTCTTCCAGTGTCTTTGAACCCATCTGGACATGCCCACTTTCCATCGATGTTTATGCGTGAAATTGTTTCGCATTTTGTCGGGTTCTTATATTCTTTTGCAGCTGCTATTAGATCATCTGAATCCTTTTGTGTCACGGTGTATAGCTCTGCGAGTTGTTTTATAGCAGCCTGACCAGATGGTGCTGTCACAACCAGTTGAACTGCTGCATCCCATATAGTGCGTATATTGGGTTTGTTTGATACCATGGGAGGTGTGATACTTGGGTTATTTACCTGCTGAGCCATGGCAACTGCCTTTTTCTGTAAGGTTGTCCTGAACTCCTTCAAAGCTTCTTGTTGCTTCTTGAGATCATCTGTTACAGATTGTATACCTGATACAGTGGCATTTTTTATCTTATTCTTTGTGTTCTGAAAGAAGGAAAGGTCCTTCTTGGATATCTCAAGAGCTTCTTTTGCCTTGTCAAGATTGTCCAGTGCATTTTGTTGATTGTTTGCGGCATTAGTGGATACGACTGCTGCCGCAA